CACCAGTTCCACTATTATAACTAAATGATCCATCTCCGCCAGCATCGGTAGCAGAAACATGAGCTCTTACCTCTGAGGCAGAAGGTCCTGTGTATGTAAGAACACCAGTGCCACTATTATATGTCAAACTACCGTCACCGCCTGTGTCAGTAACACTGATAGATGATGCAGCACCACTTGCGCTAATCACGCCGGATCCATTAATGGTAATTCCTGAACCTGCTGAAAAAGCAGCTCTTGCTCTGGTATCCGTATAATACAAATTTGTATTTTCAGTAATATTTGCTGACGTAATAGTCAGTGCGTTGCTTGTTGGACTTACACCGTTAACAGTTGCAACGTATGCACCCTCTATTGTAGTAGTACGTCCATCCAAGTCAGTAAAGTTACCATCCATTTCATTAAATGTAAGTGCCGTACTTTTGCTTGATCTTAGTGTAATAGTCATTTTTTCTCATCCTCAAGTGCAGTTAATGTAAACATTGTACAATATTTATCAACCATTATGCTAGTACCTCAATGTAATCTTCTTCTACATAATCAGATTGTATAAACAACTTACTATTAAGTTCTGCTTTGTAGTTCGGTACTTGTGCTTCGCATGCTTTTAGGAAGTTAGCATTTGTTGTTGAACTTTGCTGTATTCCAAGTCCATCTGCGGCTGTGCCTGTTCCTAGATCATACCATGTTTTTGTATGTGTATCTGCTGATGGCAAGTATTGATCTTTGCCGCCGTCAACTACCAAGTAGCCTGGAGTAATACGCTGTACTACTGCAGTGCCTGCTGTCCCTCTGCGTAAACTGCTGATATAATTATCTGTTGTGTTAATTTCCCAGTATGTAATGCGTTCGCCGCCGATAAACACAACGCCTGGATATTCACTGGCTCCTGTCACTTGCGGCAGCACACTGGCATCTTCAACGTAAAGTTTTGTATCTGTAACCGCTGCTTGCTGAGTAATACTAGTAGTAGCATCTTTACACATTCTCAAATATTCAACGTTGTCGTTCAAGTCTTTGAAAATTCTAAATCCAATGCTTGGCTGAATTTGATTTTCACTGATATGTGTTATTACAACAACACTAGTACCAGTAATAGTTGCTTGTGTAGCAAGACTCATTTCTATTTTAGTACCATTAGTAATGTAATCACCTGGGTGTAGTCTAACGCCATCAACTGTTACCCAGAAGTTGTTTACGTTAGTAACTGTTCTATCTAGATCATATGATCCAACTGTACCAACAACACTACTGCGATCAAATCCAGCACTATCAAATCCAACTTCATCAAATTCATCAATAACTGTGGTTGATCCTGTGCCCTGTCCAACATGTACTTTTGTTTGGATGCGCAGTGGATCATGGTTAGCAAATGTGTTGATACGCATTGTGCTTGAACTTGTGAAACTTACTCCGCTATCAATAGTAATCTCTGTGCCATCGCCACTAATACTATATTCTGCTGCAGCTCTGTTGTATACAATAACTGTGTCGCCATCTGCAGGTGCAGTTAGCATAGTAATAAATGCATCACCCGCAGTTGCAGTATAATCTACGTTACGAACAGCATTTAATGTTAGGTTGTCGCTTTTTTGTATAACTGCAACACCAATGTCACCTGGGTTAACAATCACTGTTTCGCCTGCTGTTGTTGCAATATTAAACTGTACAGTTGAGCCATCGCCTGCGTGATATTTACTGTTTACAGGACGCAACCTAACACCATCAATTTCAACAATTGTGTTTGCACTGAACGGCTGTGCATATTGTACAGTATTGTCAAGTACATATGTGTAAGTGCCTGCAGTCATTGTAGTTGTTTGCAGTTTGTACTTGGTCGGAGCAAGTCTAGATGTTGCTTGATTAAACGTAAACACATGAATGTGCGCACCATCTGCTGGTGCACTAGTAAATGTCATAGTACTTCTGTTGTCTTGGCTTCCAAACGTTGGGAAAAATTCCACTCCGTCTACAAAGCAAAGTGTTTGACCAACTGTTTCTGGATCATTGGCTAGGATGAATATCTCTGTTGTGCCGTCACCATCAAAAGTGAACTCGCCTACCATCTTTTCACCAGTTTGTCCATATGCATAAACATGAAGTATGTCTGTTGCAGCAAGTGTGCTTGGTAATGTAATAGTTTTAGTTGCAAAGTTAGTAGTGAAACTATACTGGCGATCAGCATTTTTATATACGATCAGTGTTTCAAAATCATCTTTGCTTTTTGTCGGATCTCCGTATTGGAAGTCGGTTACTAGACCAGTTGTATCAGTGAAGCTGGTGTAGCGGATTTCCATTGCATTACCGTCACCTTCATAATCATTGCTTGCATGAGTATAAACTTCCATGTCAAGTGTGTCATACACTCTGCCAGGAATTAACTCTTCCGGAGCATGACTATTATAAGTGTCAACAAATCCTGCTCCATCAATTTGAATACTAACGGGGTCAATGCCTAGATCAAATTCTGCAAAATATCCTGATTCTACATATCCAGGCTCAATAAATTCATCACCTTGGTAGCTTTGATTACCAAAGTCAATACCTCTAAAGACAGTATCAAGTCCTGCAAGAACTGCCAGACCATCACTGTCAATCTCAAAGTTATCAAACGCAACAACATCAAAGTTGCCACTATCAAAGCCTGGATCTTGATCAAAGTTAGGACCATCAACTTTAGTGCCCATATACCCTGTGCCTCGTTGTAGTAGCTCTAGATCATCGCCAATCATTCCACTAGTTGGATAATAGTAAGCAGCAATTCTGTCTGCAGTATTTGTAAAATCTGCATCAGCTTTAACAGTTAGTACAGTAGTGCCACTAGCGTTTTCTACACTGAATGTTGCACCACTTGTAAATGATACAACACAATCATATACTTCCTGTGTACCAGTTACAGTATTTTGGTAAGCAATTACATCGCCTGCTGTATAAGCAGTGCTTGCTGTCCAATCTTTAACGCTACTTGTGTATGTAATACGGTCAAACTTAATAGTTGTATCAAAACTTCTTACAGTATTGTTTACAAGTCTTGGACTTACTAGTATACCTGTGCCACTGCCAGTAATTGTAATAGTTGGCTCTTGAGTATATCCACTGCCTTTGTTTGTCATTGTAATGCTAATGATAGCACTACCATTTGTCTTAGCAACTGCAACTGCTTGTACTCCGCCTGCTAGTTGCGGTGCGCTAATAGCTACTGTTGGGTCTGTGATATAACCTGTGCCAGCATTTACAATTTGGATACTGTCCAGTCTATAACCATAGTTTTCACTCCAAGGCTTGTTTAGTCCTTGTGCCCATAGTATTTCATCACCGCTGCGTTCGCCGCTTGGCTTGCGGAAGTATCTTAGTCCTTCGTCATAGTATGCATGTACATCAAAGTCAGTCGTATCGCCGGCAAAGGTATCTATCTTGTCATACTTGCTGACATACTCACGGATCTTAGTTTTATAAGGCTTTACCTCGTTAATAAAGTCTTCAATAAAGTTTGTGTTGTCAAACTTAAACGTATTGTACTGATCTAAACTGCGAATCTTGTGTGCAACTGTGATAAACGATGTCTTAAACAACCAGTCTTGACTGAAGTTATTTTCATTAAGTGCATACTCCATTAAACGGAAAAACAGTTCGTTCATGTTTATTTCATAGTCACCAATGAATACATCTGTCTTGAGAGCATCTACAATCTGTCTAATCTCTTGTGCAGGCACTTTATCAAATGCAGCAAAGTCAAAGCCGTCATTGTCAAAACCTGTTGCTTCAAAGTTACTGTTGGTAGTAGCAAAACTATACAAACTTGCATTAAACTGCAGTGTGCCACGCTCGATGATAACTTCATCCCAGCCTGTGTCAGTCTTAGCAAACATACTAAAGTTGCCTTCATCATTGCTGGTTACTTTAGCAATGTCGCCTGTTACTGCATCAGTGAGTGTTAGCAGGTCTGCTTCCAGTGTTACCTGATACTTTGGAACAGTCGTAGCATCATAGCCTGTTGCATAATAAGTTGCATAGTCCCAGTAATCTGAGGTATTGTAAGCCTGAATGTTTGTTAGCTGCCAAGTCTTGTCTGCTTGTAGTGTGTATATAGTCCAGTAATTACTGCGATTTTCATCTTCAAGCACAAGTACTTTGTAGCCTGTGCTTAGAATAGCAGTGTTCAAAAAGTCTCTCTCTTGTACTGAGTCGACACTGGTGTTATACTCGCCACTGTTAACTGTTGGAATATTCTCACTGCTTAATAGTTTTGTTAGACTACTGTTTCTAGCAAACGGTGCTTTTACAAGAACACTGTTAGCGTACTGTGTTAGAACCTTAAGTGCCGCAGCACGGTTAACAAACATACCTTGACGTGGTTGTGTGAGCACTCCGTACTTTTCAACTTCACTCAAGAACGGATCTGGAACCAAGTTGCCAACACTGTCGCTACCTGCTAAACTGTCAACAAGTTTTGTATACATTCTTGTTGGAATTGCTTGGTCTGTGTTGCCTCTGCCATACAGTTCAAATTCACTGTGCAGTATGCCTTCGTTCTTAACTACATCATAGTTAATGCTTAATACTGTGTCTCTGTCTGCAAAATACTGTTTACAGTTATACAGTGCAACTGTGTCTGTGTCCAAGAATGCAATATGTGGCAAGCCTGCTGCTTTAGGGTCTTGTATAAGACTTCTTACGCTGTCTGCACTAATAGTTCTAAATTCTGCTTCTGAAGGAACACTTGTGATATCTTTTACCCAGAAGTAATAACGAGGCTGTGTGCTATCTGTTCTGCTGTCATATACATTTGCTACGTTAAATTGTGTAATATCTTTTACTGTGCCTTCACCTGTGTACTGACTTGGCGGTGCTGAACTTTCAATCCACTCATAAATGTCAATGCTTGAACCAGGAAATGCTTGCGCCCAATAGTTTGTACGGAAATCAATATTGCCCTGCTCTGCATTTAGGTAATGCACAGTGCTTGTGTCCCACCATAGTCTATTTTTGTATTTGTAGTTCCAAAGATTGTCGTACATTGCTGGATCACTATGACTTACATAACTAAGTTCTGCTTGAGCCACACCTGCAATCTTACCTTTTGCTGGATCAATATAATCAAGGAATACACTAACTTCGCCTTGCTTTTTATTGTAAAGTGCAACACGATTTATTTGACTTACGTCAACTCTTGTGCCTTCACTGCGCAATACGTTCCAACTACCCGCTCTTGCATTGTTGTTAAACTCATATACACTGCCGTTATACTCAATAGCATCAAAGTATTGACTGTAAGTGGAGGGATTTAAAAGGTATGCAGCTTTTAGTGCCGGTATAAAATAATTGTTAATACGATTTAGTTCAGTACCTGCTGCTAAAACGCCAGCTCCAAATTTAGTTGCATCAAGTGCATCATCTGCACCAATACTGCCATCTTCGTCAAAGTCTGCGTTAGCAAATCCATTGCTTACGGCATTAGCAACCGGACTAAGATTCCTAGTTAATCCAACTGCAATAGCAAGTATATCAGTAGCAATGTTAGTCCAATTGATATCAGGAGTTGTACTTGTGACATCATTAGGAGCACCAACATATATTCTGTTGTCACTGTATGCAACTGCACTACCAAACTGATCCAGTTCAAGTATGTTTGTGCTCTTGAGTTGCTGTCCAAACACCATCTTACTTGGATTAGCAAGTGTTGGTGTATTTGAGTTTAACAGTTCATACACATATACTGCACCACTTTGTGTGCGCCTGTCTGTGAATGTTGTGCCACTTTCATCAAATGTTGTTGTTGCACTCAAATAATCTTCACTGTTAGTGTTTGTCTCAATGTCAAAACCTGTTGGTAGCAGTGTGCTTGCTCTATCACTTGCAATTACAAGGTTGCGTGTGTCACTGTATTGACTTGTGCCAACATGCACATGCTTGTCAAATGCTACAGTTTGTCCAAAGTTTTCATTTTCAAATGCTTGTGGATGACTGATCTTTTGTGTAAGTTTAAACGGATCAACAATTGCACCAGTCTGGAAACTATTTCCTGTGCCTGGCATTACACTTAGTTTATTGTAAAGTTCTGTGTTAGTTGTTGTAATAACAAGTTGATCACTACTGTTCTTGCTTGCAGTTACGCCAGGGATAGCTGCATCAACAATGTCCTGTGCTAAATCTGCTGCGTCACTGCTTGTTGAACTAACGGTTACTTCACGGTCATCAATAAACAGTGTGTGTCCTGAGGTGACACTGTAACTGCTACCTTCTTTACTAGTAACACTAGCATAGTTTTTGCCTGCGTCCTGTAGAATGAACACACTGCCTGTGTTAGGATTTGTTTCATCTTCACCAGGTGATCCAATAGCAATTATGCTACCTTTAGTATCAATGCTAACGCTAATACCAAACTGCTCTTCGCCAGTTGTTTCATCATCTAGATCCAACTGATCAATCTGTTGCATCTGTGTAAATGTGCCTGTGTATACCTGGATTATGTCACCAGCAGTAGGTGTATATTTGAAAGTAATAGTATTACTTGAACGTGTGTAATATCCGTCAGTTGATCCATCATTGTCTGTTGGGACATCTGGGTTATCTGTTTCAATTTGTAGTACACCATTTACTTCAACATATATTTTTGTTTGCAGTGTGTTAGTTGTTGTATACGCTTTTGTTGTGCCATCTGCAATGAACTTTTCAGCATACTGTGCATAAAGATATGCTTCACCGCTGTTTGCTTTGCTGTCGATAGTTGCATTAGGTGCACCAACAATAACTCGCTTGCCCAAGTGATCACAATCAATACTGTGTCCAAAGTCACCGCTGCCTGCTGTATAACTACCAATCTCTTTAAAGTAATCCTGCTGTCTTACAACAATCTGCAAACTGCTTGCAGGTGTGCTTGTAAATGTTATGTCAGCACCACTTAGTGTAAAGTCTTTTGTTGGCAAATATACTTTGCCATTTTCATCTACAACATTAAGTGCATTAAGATCAATGGGTGTAAAGTCCAGTGTATAGGTTGCTCCACCAGTGGTTGTAATAGTAAATGCTCTCTCGCTTGCTGTGTCTAATTCAATAAGTGTGTAAACATAAAATCTATTATCGCCTGGTGCACCAATAAACAAATATCTACCATCGCCACTCATTGCCATACTAGTAGCAAACAAGTGACTGCTACTAAGTGTGCTTGGACGAATAGCAGGTCTGCGATTAAATGTGCCGGCGCTATCAATGTAGTAAAGGAACGCTGCACCAACACCGCTTTGTGTATCTGGTGCGCCAATGATAGCATAGTCTGTAGCAACTGCTAGACTAGCACCAAAACTATCCAAACTGTCGCCAATGGTTGCACTACTAATGTTGTTTGCTTCAACAAGTGTGCCGCCTTCGCTGCGAACATAAGGAACAACTGTGCCGCTACCATTAGCAGGAGCACCTACAAGTGCTATGGTACTACTACTATTAATAGCAATGCTGCTACCATATAAATCATCTGCATTAATCGGGCTTGCTTCTTTAACACCAGTTGTTGTCCACGGACGAGCATTTTGTAATACTTTCCAATCGCCATCATTGTCTGCGTCAATCCACACAAGCTCTTTGTTGTCCCAGCCACTTACAGGTGTGTATGTGCTTAAATCGCTTGGCTGTGCAAAACGCACACTGCTAAGTTTGTACATAGGAATACGCACATCTTGTATGTCTGCTTCGGTAGTAGCGTCTACAACTACAAATTTATTTGGACTAGGAACTCCTGCAATCTTTGCAACTTTGCCAATTGGCTGTGCTGCACGAACAATTACATAGTCATCTTCTACAAGTCCGTGATTAACATCTGTTGTGTAAATCAAGTAACCATTGGTTGCGCTCTCAACACTGATAATTGTGCTCAGTGTTTCGTCGATACGGCGCATGCCCCAGGTGTTTGTGTTATCTGTAGCAACCCAAATCTTTTTGCCTTTGCCAAGTTCGCTAATACGTGAACTTAGTGCTTCTAGTTCATCACCGCTAAACACTGTAAAGTCAACATCATCCAGTCTTGCATACCCTGCACTGTCTAAATCATTTAATGTTAGGCTGTTTGCATCTCTTGCTGCAAATACATTGCCTGTATAGTTGTTAGGAGTTTTGTATAAATCTTTACTTTGTACATGATAGTGTCCAACGTCGGTGCCACCAGGCAGTTCACCATCTGCATGGAAATGCAATACAAATGGGTTGTTAGTTGCTTCCTGTTCTGGAATAATTGTTTCAATAACTTGGTTACTGTCAATACTGCCATACTCGCCAACACGGAATGCCCACTCTTCAAAGTAGTCAATGCTTTGATCCAAGTTAGTAAGTTCTGCATCAATAAGTTTGTTGATTGCTGCACCAGTACCTTTTTGCTTTAGCATACCCTGGTAGAACTTAACTTGACTAACGTCATCCAGTCCTAGGCCTGCAAGATAACTTTTTTCATTAAATCCGATAATACCTTTGCCTAGTTTGTCAACGCCATCTTCAAGATTCAAATTGTCAAGCTCAAAGAAGTTTTTAAACTGTCCTGCTTTATTAGCAAGGTTTTTAACAAGTCCTGTTTGAATGTTGTCTGCCAGTGTCCAGTCATCAAACTTGAATACACTGCTTCCATCAATGTTGTATTTTGCAACATAGGTTTTGTTTTTGAAACTTACAATGTCGCCTTTTTTGTAATCATCATATTGTTGCCAAATAGCAATAACATCATCATTAATAAAGAATCCAGGTGCGTGTAGTGTGCCATTCCAGTCGCCACTTTTAGTACCAATTAGTTTAAGTCTGCTGTGTCTGTTACCAAGCGCAGGCTGATATATAATGTCGTTAAAAATGGTGGTGTTGTTAAACACAAGCACATGCTCATGCTGTACAGGATCCAACTGTGCTGCATACAAGTTTGTATTTTCTGTGTCAATGCGTATTTCAACACTATTGTCAGTTCTGCTTATATCATAATACTTGGGATTTAGTATAGCGTTGTTTGCATCTTTTAGCGCACCAGTTTTGGTAAGATCATCCACTGTAGCAAATGTTCTGTTAACGACCAATGTATCATAATATGGACTCAGTACAACAACGCTGCCTTCACTCCACTTTTGTTCTGTCCAGAAAGCAAACTCTGCGCCAGCAGTTACAAAGTCATTCTTTTCACCAACACCAGTTGTGCCATCAAACACAAAGCCGCGACTCAGTAGATATCTTTGGTAAGCAACCAAGAAGTCAAATACCTGCTGCTTGCTTTGAATAACTGTGCCATATGGTATATTAATAATCTTGTTTTCAAAGTCTGTATATTCAAACAGTACAGTCTCACCTACGCGAATCTCTTTGGGCTGATTTGCACTAACACTAGGAACAATCTTAAAGAATGGATTCTCGATGTCGTAGCCCTGTATTTCATATCCACCGCTGCGTTGAATAATCTGCACACCACTATATACTACACGCTCCAGTGGCAAACTCTTTTTAGTAAAGATGCTTAAATCTTCATCAGGGATAAAGATGTTTTCACTTTGGCTGCTAGGTGTTACACTCTCTGCAACAACTTTAAGAAACTTCTTATCTGTAAAGCCAGCCATTCCATAGCAAAGGTTTAGTTCTAGGTTGTTGATTTTTGTAATAGCATCGTCAACACTATATCCACCAAATCTAGTATACTCACTGATAAATTGGTTATAACCTTCAACTCTAACTATACCATTGTTGCCATCACTCTGTCCATGCATCTGATAGTCAGCAATTCCTGGTCTGTAACTCTTATTCTTTTGCAATATTTGATCGTACTGTGCATTGTTTTCATACATATTAGTATCAAACATCAGTGTGCCATACTTTGCAGGTTTAATTGTTGCAGCGAGAATCTGTAGCACAAAAGGATATTCACTGCTACGTCTCCATGCTGTCTCTGCAGGACTACCATCACTGTATACCCAGTCGCCGTCAACATTTGTTTGATTTGCGTCTTGTACTAGGAAGTCTCTAGGTGGCTTCAAGTTGCCTTGTGCATCAACTGGAATAATACTTAGTAAGTTTGGACGTTGGCGTTTTGTGTCAGTTGTATATGCAGTACTTGTTGCATCACTGTACAGTTTACCATCACGCAAATCTTCCCAAAGCACAGTGTTACCTTGTGTATAAGGTGCTACACCGTAACGCTGATCCCACCAATTTGGCTTTGTACTAAGTCCTAGCATTTCCCACGGTGTTGTGTGTGGTGTATCTGTATCATAAAACCAACGATAGATACTACGCCAGTAACCAGGGATTCTTGTGCCATTTATTTTTTCAACACTGTTGCGATAGTTCCAGGTAAAGCCATTGTTAGGATCTACTGTTGTGTTAGGTGCTGTTTTAACTTTGTTGCGCAGTGCCCACTCACCATAGTAACTGCGAGTAATATTATTTGCTTCACTTAAATCATCCAGTGTGCTGCGGAAGTAACCAGGAACAACTTCTGCATAGTCAAACAGGTCTTTGTTGTACTGTGTCTTAATATTGTTGTAGATACGTTTTTCTAGTTCTAGTAAAACGTTGTCTCTGATATCACCCCAGCCAACCCAAATACTACCATCATGTCCTTCAACAACAGTCTTAGGCGTTGCATAGGTATTATCTGTAAAGATAGCAGGAATAAACTTGTACCACAATCCTAACTTAGTAGGAGTTGGTGGAACAAAACTACCGTTTGTTTCTGTGTATTCAACAATAGTAATTGTATCATTAACAGCCAATCCAATTCTTGCAACACCAAGATTAGTTGCAGTAAGTGTTACTTTTGCTTCTACTGTGTCAAATGCATAATCCTTACCTTCAACTAGCAAGTTGGCAACACCAGTGCTAACAGGTGTGTGATAAACTAGTACGCCTTGGTTACTAATAGCAGTTAGATCAAACTGTGTGTTAAATTCAAATTCTGTTTCTGTAGCATCATCAATAGTATAAACTAGTTGTGATTTCTGTGTGCCCCATGGTAACATGTCACTGTAGTAGAAAGGAAACGCACTGGTTTTCTTTCCTGCCATGTGTGTTAAAATATCATCCACACACTTGCTAGGATTAGTTAAATCTAAATCTAGTTTATCAATGTTGTCAATAAACTTGTTTTTAAATTTAGTATATTCATTTTTAACATACTTGATACTGTCAATTGTATTTGCTGTTTTGTTAGTTAGTGTATATATAGGCAATATCATGCCTGCACTATGCTGTAGAATATTACCTGGATATGCTCTGTAGTTTACATCACGGATATTACTCTTGCCCGGAGCAACACCTGCAAATGTTTTAATTTGCTGACTAATTTCAACAGTGTGATTACGCATCTGTCCCAGTGTTAGTGTGCCAAACGTTGCGTTACCTGCGTTACGCTCTAGGTTGTCTGGAACTTCGTAAAAACTGTTTAGTGCTTTTGTGTTACTAACAAACTTGATAGTAACAACATCATTTACAGCAAGAGCAGTTGTGAATACAACATACTCTCTGTCACTTTGGATGAGGTGTGTATATTCACTAGGATATTTAAACTTGCCGTTAACAAATACTTGCAGAGGTTGTCTAATTTTAGTTGTGTCAACACTTGCACCAATTTCAAAACTATAAAGTTCGCTGTTTACATCATAACTTACAATCTGATACTGTGTACTAGATTCAACAGTTTTAGTCCAGCCATTTAATAGGCTTCTAAGACCACTGCGATCAAACTGATGCGTGTGCCCGCTGCGTACAATTACACTGGTGTTACCACTGCTCTTTGTATATTGGAACCGGTCACTGTCAAAGTTATTATCAAAAACAATGTCGCCTAGTGTGTTAAAGTTTTTGTATGTTAGTCCAAAGTTTAGAACTGTGTCTGGGCTTGCATTGTTGTTACGCTTGTAACTAAACAACTTACTGCCAACAAAGTTACTACTTGGATATTTTGTTTCATCTGCAAAACTTACATGATCTGGATCATATACTGCGAACAATGGGTCTTGATTAAGCGCAGTCTTTTGCTGTGCTGCAGTCCAAGTAGTGCCATTTAACCAATATTGCTTGCCTTGGTTATTTGCACCCAGTGTGCTTAATACACAGTTACCATCAACAACTGTGCCTATAGCAACTAGGTTAATAATCTCATCTGTATTTGCATCGCTGTCTTGGTCAATTAAGTCTACACGATAAATCTTGTTTCTAACATCTGCATCTGTGTCTGCACTAAAGATAATTGTGTTATCTTGCTGCAATTCAATACCATCAGCAAAGTATCCCAGTGTGCCATTAACATTGCTTAGTGCATCTGTTTGAGTTGTGTCAACAACTGTTACTGGTGTAACACTGCTTGTGCCCATGTTAAACAGTTCTAATCCACTGTGGAATTCAACGATAGGACGCTTTGCTCTTGCAGCATCATCAATATCTGCAGTGAAGCTGTTATAGGTTGCAGTTGCTTCGATAACTTCTCTGTGGAACCAACGGTTGCCTCGACTCCAAGCATTTTTGTCTGGACTACTGCGATTGATAACAATGTAATCTTGATCTATTGGAGCATTCAATGTGCCATCCCAGCCGCCTGCATCATATGCTACAGTATCAAATCCGTCACTGGTACTGTTAGTATAAGTTTCCGGAGTAAGCATTTCATCTACAGGAGTAAGTGTAATACCCTGAGGTTGCCCTACACCTTCAACAAAATATTCTCTGCCTGCATAAGTGCTTGGTGTAATGTCGCTGTTAAATTCTACTTTAAGTCCATTAGTAAACTTAACACCGTTAGCACTGGTAAAAGTTTGTTTGCCTAGTATATCATTTTCAACGTCAATTGCTGGAACTACGTCAACATCAACCAGTTGAATTTTACCAAACTGATTTGCATTAACACCGTCCTGGTAGTAAAGTGTGTCTAGTCCAGCAGTGTATGGCTGTATAAGTTCAGGATAACCACTTGCATCTTTGTAAAACTCTCTGTTACCGTATGCATCGCCTTGCTTAATTTTTACTTTTTGTTCTGCAGGCCAGTCTGCACTGCGAGTAAGTTGAATTGTATCCACGCCGCCAATATTGTTAACTGCAATGTCATATACATCATAGCGTGTCTCAATAGGAAGTGTAGTTGTCTCATCCCATGGATTGTCGGGATCGTCAAATCCGTAACCATCATATGGCTGGCCTGCATCCCATGCTGTTGAATCTGTTGTTAAATTGACAAATACTAGACTTTTGCCATCAATTTCTGTTTGTACATCAATCCCGCCATGCTCTGCAATAAATGCACTATAAGGAACATTGTGTATTTGTTTGTAGGTCAGCGTTGTAGCAAAATCTGGATTTGCTGCTTGCGTTGCATTAATCTTATCGTTTTGCGCATCTGTTTCTGGAACGTTAAATGTAATTGTGCCGTTGTCGTCACCGTTGTTAGTGACGCCCAGTATTTCACGAGTGCTAATGTTTGAACCATAACTGCTAATACCGCCAATACCAATTTCAGTTTGGATCCAAAAAGGTACGCCTGTTTGCTGCACAGCAAATGTATAACTGCCGCCTCTTGCAAGTGTAATAGTTGGGTTAGCATTGTCACTTCCATCAATACTATATTCATCTACACTTGCTACAATGCGGCGTGTTATTGTAAAATCTCGCTCATTATCAACTGTGCTGTTGAACACTTGTACGCTGTTAGGGCCTGCAGGCAACCAGAAGTATTCGCCATAATTAACCAATTTATCTAAATCAACAAAGCCACTGTAGTTGTAGTATTCTTGATCGAACAAGTCGCTGTGTGTATTAACATTAACATTGTTATATTTCAGTCTATTAATAAAATCAATATAACCGGTTAAACTTTCAATCTGTTTATTAGGACTGCGATATACCACTGCAGGCTCTAACTGATAGTTTTGTCTGTCTGTGTCAATTTCTTGTACATAACTGTCACCCACTGTAAAGTTAGGAGCAAACTTACGTCCAATAAAACTGTTTACACGCTGAGAATTAGGTTCACTAATTAACTGATCAACAGTAGCATTTAAGAACTTGTTATTTTTTACCGTTTGGAATACATCAGGTAACAGTACTTGACTTTTACGAAGTGCCATTAGTAACTATATCCTCCGCTGCTACTACTTGTAGTTGTAGTTGTAACTGTGTTCGTTGCTGTATTTACTGCGGTGCTAGAACTGTTTGCACTGGCACTTTCTGCTGCAAGATTTGTAGTTGTTGTGTTAACAACATTACCTGTTGCTTGCAAACTGTTTGCAGTAATAACATCAATAACTTCAATGTCATTAACTGTTGCTGCGCTAATTAATATTTCATCTCGCTGACTTTGAATCTGGAACAAACTACCAAAGTTACTGGTTGCAAGTTTAGGAACAATAACAACACTGAGCACATCTGGACTCAGCGTACTATACAAATAAGCAGCAATTTCACTGAAGTAAAAACTATCACCAAAGTCCCAGTTTTCAACAGCAAAATAACTGTTGATTGCTGCCACTACACGTTCTTTAATTTCACTGTCACTTACTAGTGTGCTTGTATTTTTAACTACTTTAAATGTTGCTTGCAATTCTTCGTCTGCCTTGTCGCCAAATAGTGGTCTGTAACTAATACTGTTAAAGATAATCGTATCACTTACACTTTTATATTGTTCTAAACTACCAAACTGATCACGCAAATCATTTGTAGTTGGCTTGGTTGGTTTAGCAATGCTGCCTGTGATATCTGTTACATAGTTTCTATAATCTGTGTCATACTGGCTTGTTAGCAAGAACAAGTCTACAATGTTACTTGGACTTGGATCAATACGTCTGTTGTTTGGACTGTTGTGTGTATACTGGAATAGTAAATCACTGCGTCCGGTACGCTTGACATAATCAGTGGTTTGTGCTATGCTTTTTACATTAGCACCATCTACACTTAGAATGAAAAACTTATCATCTGTGATTGCATAGAATACTTGTCCACTTGCAAACTGTGCAATAACCTCATTGATTGCTGCTTGTGTAGTATAGCGTTGTTCAATACTGGTAGTTGCAACAGGAGTATATGTTAGGTAGCCGCCTGTGCTTGTGCTAGTCTGATAAAACACAACTTTGGTTACTGCATTTGTATCGGGTGCAACAACAATATCAAACACTTCTGGATTATCAACAACGCCGTCACTGTCAATATCAGGGAATGTAACTTTAATTCTGTTTGTTAGTGTATAACCATCTGTTTCTGTGATAACATCATCAATCTGCATTGCATAGTCAACTGCTAAACTGCTTACACTGTCAGGTAGTGCATTAACTTTTAAAATGTTAATCTTATCTTTAATAGTTTTGCCAGTGCGCGGATCAAAGATTTTTAAATCATTGTCAAAGTAAAAACGTGTCTCTAGTTTACTTTCAAATACATAACTTGTGCTGCGGAAGTTCGCAGTATAAGTTGAACCATCATTTGTAAACTTAAAGAACCAACTGTTGTCCAAGTTTGTATTACTAGTATTACCAGCATATGCTAAACTAAATGTAGTTGCTTGATTTAAATCTAGTGCATCAATAATAGCCCAGGCTTGTGTATCTCTGTCATAGCGCAAACCAAAAGTTTTAAAATCACCGATTGCTTGAATAATACTGTTTCTTACTGTGCTTGAAATAGTGGTATTCCAAGGAGCAATAACTTGATCTAAAACTGCATCTTGCGGAATTACTTCAGTAAGCGTCACTGGGCCTACACCTGTTTCTAAATTACCAACACCTTGGTTAGTTCCATCTGTTACTACTGCACTAATACTTGCCCAAATATAATCACGAGTATTAATTGTACCACTAACACCATCAATTAAGTTATTATTAATATCAAATACTTTGCCACTAGGTGCAGTAAACTTTAGTAATGATCCAACTTTGGCATATTTTAAATTACTAGTTGCAAAACTACCAATTTTAAGAGGACTGTTTACATCATTTTTAAAGTAACCTGTTACTGATCCACTGGTAGTCGTTGCTAAATTCCAACTAGCATTTAAACCTGTAACACTAATACCGCCATAGTTTTTCAAATAAAAGTGTAAACTTTCATTCTTAAGAATATTCTTTTCTACCTGCTGACTAATAGTATTGCTAATGTCACTGTCGGTAATAAAAGTAAACTGGAATTGTTGCAAATCTTCTGTGCGATATATAATACCATCCTCAGCAACAATGTTTGTGCTACTATACTTGCCTGTTGTATCGCGCACATCCAAGTAACGGCTAATACCACTAGCAGTTCTGTTAATTGCTTTTGACTTGATAACATTACTAAACTTTGTATAAGGAAGGATCTGATAATCCTCACCTGTGATCATACGATCCTGTGTATAATACTGTTGCTGTGCTTTTAGTTTGACGTCACGCAAGTTCTCTCTAGCACTAGCATTTGCTACTGTGCTTTGTAAACTTAATCCTACAGTTAGATTTTCAATCTGATTGCTGTGACTTACATACGGAATAACAAGTTGTAAGTTCTGCATCTCATCTGGACTAATCTTGTATGTAGTACCTGCGCCTGTGCGGAAATAAACACGGAAGTTGCCTGTTGGAATGTTTGAAAAAACGTCATCACCGAATACTAAACTGATCTGATCGTTTGCACGACTGCGCACTGTAAACAAGTTTTTGTTGTTAGCACTTAAACTGTTATAGATAACGTTGTTGCCACTAATAGCAGGCACCTTATCCCAGCGTGTAGTTTCTCTGCCGGTATCATCTAACTGATACAACCAAACATCATTGTTGTCGACATTGTTGACATCCAGTTCCACTGTGCGGTTAGGTAGTTTTTCGCCAATGCTAAAGTCTGCACTCTGCAAGTTACCTTGCTTGAAGTAGAAGAAAAATCCGTTGTTAGCACTAGCAAAGCCTCTGTTATCATTGCGATAAAGAATGTTTGTTGTACTACTAGGTTGTGGTGCTACTTCATACAAATAGTCTGTGCCACTGTAAGTGCCTTTGACTAGTTCAAAGTCTAGATTTTGTGTGCCAACTGTGGTTTTAAAATCATAGATCGGAACAGTGCCAGGATTTAGTTTTAGCTGATATTCTTCAATATTAATACCACCAACTGTTGTTTTTAAACCTGGATTCCCAAACTGTTGTGTGTTTACCATACTTGCATTAAGCACAGTAGTAAATTGCTCCAGGAAGTCACTGTTAGTTGGATCGCCCCAGACAATTTCTGTGTCACGTAGGCTGTTTCCATTTGCATCACTAATTGCTTCTGTTGTTTCTACACTGGCAACTTTAAGCAAGCCTCTGGCAATCTGCTGACGCTTTGGATAATAGTTAAGCATGCGAGCCAAGCGTAAGATGCTGTCTCTGCGTTCTGCTGTTTCTAGGAAGTTTTCACGAGCGTTCAAGTCTGCACGGAAACTAAGGCTTTGCCCCAGAAATGCAATCAGATCAATCAGTGCAATATATTCACTTGATTCAATAAAGTCGTTGAAATCTTCTGGGTAATAATTACGCAAATAGTCAACCATACTCTTACGAATGGTTTCATAATCGTAACTCTGAAAGTCTGCTTCACGGAAGGTCTCGTAGACTTTCTTCCAATCTTCAGCAGCAAATAAGTTTGATTGTCTTGTACTAGCAGCCATGTTTACATATTCCTATCTTATGCAGTATTTATTTGCGGAATAAAGTATGTATATTATATTGCTGCGTTATCGGGCCTGTCAAAACGTACTAGTAGATTTTCAACTTGATTGTCAAGCACATAGCGCAATACTATTTGCACTTGCAGTCCATTTTCATATTCATCCAGTGTAACTTCTTCTGGACGTACCCTAGGATCGTTGTTAATAACAGCGTTTACTTCTTCGATAATAAGTTGTTTTGTTTCTTCTGTTAGTGGATCCATGATTAAATCACGCAAACTAGTACCAAAGTTGCCGCGCATTAGTTTTTCACCTTTGCGAATAGCAAAATGATTAAGTAAATCTCGTTTAATTAGATCAGTATCAGTTAACTTTGAACTTCCAAAGTTGTTGCTTATTGTACTAAATCCTTTGTATGTTGCTATTGCCATTTTAATTTCCTTTTATTGCTGCATCTGCTTGCGCTTTAAGTGATTTGATCTGTGCTTCTAATGCTGCTCTGTCTGCTTTAGATAGTGTTTTTCTGCCGTCCCACCACTGCTTGCGCAGCGCGGCTGCTTGTTTCAGAAATTCTCTACGTTTAGCAATACCAGGTTTTTTAGCATCGCGCTCTGCTTTACGCTTTGCTTTGCCTGCAGCAATTGCAAGATCACGCTGTACCTTTGCATCATAGTCTGCGTCTAACCCTGCTTGTAAATCTTGTTCACTTTCGGTTGAAGTTGGTGCATCTAGCAAGTCATTGCCTGTTTCCGGATCTACTTTAACTCTCTTTGTTTCAGTGAACTCAAATCCATCTTCATCCACACCAGTAGTCTTTACTGTGCGTTCTGTAATACGACCTTTATCATCTTTTGTTGTCGCAATAGTTTCAGGAACACTTGGCGCTGGCGCTTTAATTTTTTCAACACGATCACTCGCTGCAGCACCAGTTTGCATACTTTGTTTTACTTTACTAGCAACATCTTCGCCACCGGCAATGTTTGTAGTGTTAGGCAACACACTTTCAATGTTTTGTGTTCCTTGTCTTACTTGTGCAGTGATTTCTGGTGTTGAAATATTACTTGCAGTAAGCATACTCATAACTTCTTTTTTACCGTCAGTTGCTTTAATACCTCCGAGGTTAACTAGTTTCTGATAGTCTGCTGCAACTACACCCTGCTGAATACTTTCTTGTAGCGGCGCATTGCTTAGTAATTTGTTAAGACTGCTTGCGCCTGCTTTACCTGTCCATACACTGCTATCTGCAAGTTGATCGTTAAACACTGCTTCAGGACGAACAAAGCCTTGTGCTTTAAGTTGATCCACGTTAAAGCCAAACTTACCAACACTTTTTGTTACACTGTCAACAAACGCAGGATTATTACCACTGCCCACTTGTTTAACAACTGCAGCATTAAGTCCTTGCACATCAAAACTATCCAGTGCGCCAACGCTAAATCCTGTGTTTGCTTGTGCTACTAGATCAGTAACAGGAAACTTGTTTATGTTTGGTGTTTGCAATACACTACCAAGTTGATCTTGTAAATTAGGTATTGCACTTTGCAAGCCTGCTGTGAGTTGCGGAGCATTTGCACTGAGTTGATCTGCAAGACCTGTAATTTTTCCACTGCTATCTTTAATAAGTTTATCAAAATCTGCACCTTGTAGTTGGCTTTGTGCAGCACCGATTTGAGATTGTAGTTCTGCTTCACTGATGCCTGCTGCGGCTGCTACTTGAGCAAATCCAGTGTTGCCGCTAGTTAAACTTGTTGCTCCACTTGTGCCAGTTGCCGTAGCAGCAGGCGATGCTGATCCAGTAACCGCTGCAGGACTAGTTACTGCAGTAGGTTGTGTAACAGTTGCAGGAACAATTCCATAGTTGCTGGTTGGTTGTCCATTTGCGCCGCCAAGTCCGCCGGTATAAGGTGTAGCAGTATTCATTACACTGTGATATGGGAAAGGCTCGTGTGTTACAATTCTGTCCACAGTTGTTGTTACCATTTCTTCTTCATCGAGAATAAACTGATCCAAGTCTGGGAAGTAAGTAGTATCTTCTTTTTGTGTTTCGCTTACTTTCTTTGCTTGCTTTGCTTGTGTCTTAGGACCTTGTAGCAATACCATACTACCAGCAACACTGATGTTGCCTCCAGCATTAAGATAACTTGCGCCAGTGCTTGTAGAGAACAGTTCGCTTTCACTATACAAATGCAAGTTTTTCTTTGCTTTTATACCCGCTTCGCCGTCAGTAACAATTGATGTTTCCTGTGTGCCTTGCAAATGCAACTGTTGATCTGCAACAATCTGTGCGAATCCTTTGGCATGCATTTTAATATTTTCATCTGCATGAAAGTTAATGTTTGCGCTGCGGAAGTTAATACTGTCCTGTGCATACACATCCATTGTGCCTTCATTGCTTAGTTCAATCCAACAACTACCGTCACTGTTGCCAACATAGATAACACCTTCGCTGTCATTTAATAACAGTTGATGTCCTGTGCTGGTACGCAAACGTATCTGATTACTGTTTCCATCAATATCGCCGTCATCTAATGCAATGCTATGCCCTTTGCGTCTTGCGGTGGGTCCTAATAGTCCTTGTAAAATTGTTTTATCAGCAGTGTCTGGATTTCTAATTTGTGCAGCATACGTTTGTGTAAAATCTTGTCCTTGAGTTGTTATTCTGCGACCTTTGGTTGCAATACCAATAATCTCTGCAGGACTTTCACGCATGTAATTACTATTGTTAAGTCCTCTTACACGATCATCACTAAGTCCTTGTTTAACCTGTACGTCCTGTGTAAAGAAATCTTCTGGTCTAGTCTGGGAACGCCAATTTGTAATCTTACCTGTATGATGTGAACCTGCGGGACTGTCATTAAACTCGCCGGTTGCTACACCATTACTAATAGTTGCTTCGGGCAGTGTCTGCATCATATATAAATCAGGTACACACGCAAAGTAATAGCCTTCACTGTTACGTCCTTCAGGGAAAAATGCCAATACTTTTGTGCCAATGTCCGGCGGAGGTGTAGTAATACCTGCAGTTACTTTCGTGCCAAAGTATGTATCGCTTACTCCACTGTTATCAACGCGACTGTAAAAAGGAGTACAGTAACGCACTGTGCGCCACTGTGTTTTGTCATTCTCATCAGTACTAAATGTTGAATTCCAAATTTTAATTACGCCCATGTGTGTTGGATGCACGTTTGCTTTAACAACACCAGTGATAATGCCGCGTTCTTCTCTGATACCTCTTAGTTGACTGGTATCATAACCGCTATCGCCACCTTTGGTGCCTTGTCTTGTAATATCCACTGCCATATTATATTGTCTCTACATCTTGATTAACCAGTGAGTCTGCTGTTGTAACTCTAACTGGTGTCGGTGTTGGTGTAAATGCTGGTGGTTCATTTTGTAATGCATCAGCAGGAGGATTCCAACTACTACTTAAATCTGCATTTACATCTGGTATAGTTTGTACAGACTGATCAGGCCCTCTTGCAATCTCTGCAGTTCGTGCATTGTTAACTGTTGCACTAGTATACGGTCCGTCATCGTCATCTTCATAGTAATTGCCTCCAGCAGCGAAATCGCCATCTTCGACCACTGTTGCCTGCTGTTTAGTTATGCCGCTAAATTCATTATCAGGATTGTTTGGTGTACCTTCTATAGTATTTTTTGCTTTTTCTTCATCTTTTATAAGAGCTGCACGTTCTTTGTTTTTATTATCTGCTTTACTGCGAGCAACACCTACTTCGTCTGGTTGTAAAGGTGCTCTTATGCCTCGCAGTGTTTGTTGAAATATGCCTGCGCTAAAATTATTTGTAACTTCTGTAACCTTGTATACTCCGCTAAAACTACTGTTAATTGCTGTATTAGGGTTTGCAAGTCCACTTATATCATCATAGTCTACTGGTGTTTTTAAATTTATTTGAACATATGGTTGACTAAGTTCATAGTTTATTGTGCCATCTGGCATGAATGCTTCCGTGTACTGCCTGCCTTGTCTTACACGATCCTGCCAGTAAAAATCACTGGTAGTAAAGTATGCTGGATCGCCTACAATGCCTAAACTTAATTCTACCATGTCAACACCGTCACTCATAACTGTGCTGAACAAGTCTTTTGCTCTCGCTCGATTTAAACTATCTGCACCATTAGTAGTGTTACCTTCAAGACTCTGTGGTTGTTCTTTTACTTGTGGTATAAAAGGGTTGTCTGCATTTTTGTTTGCAAAAGGACTGCCAGTGCCAGCAGTCATGGTTTGCATAAACGCACTTCTAAATTTTAAATCAAAATTTAAAACTTCAGTATTTTTTCCACTGAAAATATAGTCATAAACTTTGTGTACACCGTTGCCCGAGGGTTTGCTTTTCTTAGCCCATGGAAAATCATGGTAATAAATCACACTTGGTTCTACAACATATTCAATATGATATTTGTATCTTCCATCTTTGTCATCATATCCCTTGCCATCGCCTTCAGCACTTTTTATTATGGGCTTGACTTTAAACCATTTAATAGGCTCGCCGCTGGCTGCAGCTTGTTCTGGATTTTCGATTATGTTTTTATCCATGTAATCACTGTGCATAATAACAAGATTTAACAATTTGGTAATATCAGTACCGGCATTAATTTTAAATGTTTTCTTGTCTTTGTCTATGCTAACACTGCCTTTAAAGCCTTCGGCGTATGCTTGAAACTGACTCTTGTTGGCTTTGCCATCATCTTTTTTCTGACCAGTCGGTGTTGGGCTATCCAGCGCATCAAAGATAGCGTCCACATTTAGTTTTGCATTTGCAATTTCAGTTGCCAGTGTAAAACTATAAGTGTCATATCCTTTTGCTGCAGCCGGGATCTTTTCTTCAGTAAAGCCGCCGCTAGGGCCTTGAGGTCCTTGGCGTTCTTTGCTAACTTTTACAGTTTCTTTTGTGCGTTTCTTTTGATAATCTGTAAGTGCATCAGCAAGTGTCTTATAACTGTCACCATATTTTACTTTTTCAGTTTTAATTGTTTCTGGTTGTTGATTAGGCGGTGCCGAGCCTGGCACACGAGTTTCTACAGTTTCCGTTGTAAAGTTTTGAATAGGATCACTGAATATATTACCAATCGTGCCTGCTGTAAGTTCTATATTCATTGGTATTGTACTATTAATTTGTCCAAACAGTTTATGTGCAAATGGCATTGCAGTTACTGAATATACAGTGCCCATTGCAGTGACTTCAAAACTAATATCATTTATTTTGATAGGTATATATTTAGGCCTACTAGAAGCCGCCATTGGTTGTCCTAGTTCATCGTAGCCTTTGAATTTAATTTCTAATAGGTAAGGAGCATGAATGTATTGTTCCTTAGTACTAGCCAATGTTATTTTGGCTGCAGTTTGCAATTTTTCTAAAAGTGTCACACCGCGCGGTTCTGTTATTGTAAAACGAATGTCCGTTGCGTTTGTATTTTGCTTAAATTTGCTAGGGCCTGCACTGATGGTTGTGACTTCAAGGTCATCAATGAAAAAACTATTATCAATTCCTAAACTAGCAGCGATAGCATTATCTTGATTGTCACTGCCTACGCCGCCGCTGCGCATTAATAATATACTGTCTTGTATAACTGCTTCTGGTGTACTTGGTGCAGTCATTAAATTAACATAACTCTTGCTATTAATCATATACAGTGCAATGTTATATGTAACGCTGCCAAACTTGTTAAGTTCATTTGGTCTAGGATTTATTTCTATTTTAGATAAGTCAGCATCAAACGTAGGCGTAGCGCCGTCAATACCTGCTGCATCCTTAGCATTATTAACCTTAGTAATTGATCTAGAGTCTTTGTTTAATCCTGGAGGTGCGCCTGTGTCACTGCCGTCTGTTCCTCCAACTACTCTTCCGCTTACTCCTGATTCCACTTCGTCGTTGTCAACAAATACTTCCTCAGGTGCATCTGGGCTAGGTTTTTTATAAGGATAACTTGTTTGTCCTATAGGTTCTACATTTGCAAAGTTTTCAGCATTATCATTTAACCCGTCATCAACAACAACATCGCTCCAGTCAATCTTGGCGGCATCAGTTACCGGTGTTCCTGCAGGTATGTTAATAGGATTTGCAGCCGGCGGTTCATAAAGACTGAAATCGTCTGGTACAGGATTATTGGTGCCGCCAATAAGTGGATCACCTTGCTTAATAAGTGTGCCGGTGCCTGTGTCTGTATCATATTCGTAAGTAGTACCATTGGGTAAGGTGACTATTTTTTTTGCCATGTTAGATTCCCAACGTCTGTTCTATTCTATCCTTTTTAGGAATGTAAAATCTTACACCAGCACGGAAATCCCAAACAGGATCTTCAAATGCATTTGGATTACGGGCTTGGAATACCCACCACAGGTTTGAATTTTTATACAAGTCAAACGCTAGTAGATCAGGTCTGTACTGATGCACCAGTGTTAGTGTGTGCAACACATCGTCTTTTGAAGGACGAATAAAGCGTGGTGACAGAATATCTAGATAATAACTATGTTGTTGTGTATTAGCATACGGACTATCTGCTGTGTATGTAACTGCCATTATAACATTCCTCCCGATCCATTTGGCGAACCGATCATATCGCCTCTTGCAAAACTATCCAAATTAAAGTTGCCGATTTGATTCTTGCTGTATATTGGCATTAGGTTAAGTGTTATTGGTAGATATGTAGGTATTAGTGTGCCTGTGCCTGGTACTTCAATATAGTCTCTGTCTGCTGGCATAATTTCTGCAAAGTTTTGTAGCACAACAGGAACACTGTTGTAATTTAAACTACCATGACCACTCAGTCTTAGCACTGGAGGTGGTGTGCCTGCTAGTCTATCATTTCCAAAAAACATTTTATATGCACTGCGCAAAAAGTGTATTACTGCCATTACATACTTTGCTTCATCAGGATCGTTTGCTGTAAAATAACCGTCTACTGTGATGCTATCTACACTGCTTGCATTGTAACTGTGCTGCACATAGTTGCTATGTGTTGGATGTGTTCCTGAATATTGCGCACTGTGACTTATACTAACTGTTGGTGTATAAGGGAATAGTATTCCGCCTGTTGATACCAAAGGCGAAAGCACATTATTGTTAGGATCTTTATATAGCATAGGCCCACTGCCAGGACTTAGTGCAAGTCTTACTCGCTTGTCCTGCTGCGCAAACTGTGCTGTAAATCCACCAGCAAGACTAGGAATATTTGCTCCGCCAAAGTTTAATCCACTCTGAAACAGTCTACCAGCACTCGCATCCAATCCAGCTGGAATTGCTTTAGCCGCAATGCTTTGCACCTGAGAACCTGCATTTTGTACAAAGTTCTGTGGGTTCTTAGCAAATTTTGCTCCCATATCAAATAGTGATGCCATTTATCAAATCCTTAATTTTTTACTTGATAAGTATATTTATAGGCTGTATAATATACGCATATAAAAGGAATCACATTACATGATCAAAAGGAAAAATTATCTCAACAATCGCGATTTGTTGAAAGAAATTCATTTATCTAAGAACACTTACAGTAGTTTTGTTGCAGAAGGCGATGATGTTTATGACATTATACTGCCAAATGTAGAAAAAATTAACATTCGCACTATTGCACAGGCAAAGCGCAACCAAGCAGATCGTTTGCAAAAACAAGCATATGAGGCTGCTCGTGCTGAAGGACAAAAAGTCAAGCAAGCAGATTTTGCTGTGGACTGGAAGAAAATTGACAAGCAAGATGTTGTATTCCGTGTTATGACACATGATCACGTTCCCTTGCATCCTGGACGTAAAAAGAATCCTAAAACTGTTGCTGATCATCACATCCAGTGTAACTTCCCTCCTTTTCAACACTTCAGACTGGACGACAATGATGTTGCAGTTTGTGTTGGTAAAAGTCACTGGGAAGGTGGACTAGAAAATGGTAACTTTAGTAAAGCACATGGACGCACTACCAACAAACTTGCCCGCATGTATATGAAACTATGTGAACGCTATGGTACTCGTAGTAACTGGCGCGGATATACTTATAATGATGAAATGCGCAGTCAAGCACTGCTACAACTTACACAGATTGGTCTACAGTTTGATGAAAGCAAAAGTGAAAATCCATTTGCTTACTACACTGCAGCAATCACAAATAGTTTTACAAGAGTGCTAAACTTGGAAAAGAAAAATCAAAGCATTAGAGATGATATTCTCGAAAGTGCTGGACTAAACCCAAGTTACACCAGACAAACTGAAAACGAACTAGCAAAGAGTTCAGATCCTATTACTTGACAATAATACATAAGGTGCTATACTTAACACATGAGTTTGTTCAAACGGGCCGCCGTATTCACGGATATTCACTTTGGTAACAAAAGCAATAGCCAGACTTTCAACAAGGATTGTCTTGACTTTGTAACTTGGTTTTGTAAAGAAGCCAAAGCACAAGGTGCTGACACTTGCATCTTTATGGGCGATTGGCACCATCAACGAGCAAGTATCAATGTTGCTACGCTGAACTACAGTATTGCTGCATTGGATTTGCTCAATGATTCATTTGATACAATCCACTTTATCCCTGGCAACCATGATGAATACTACAGAGACAAACGCGACTACAACAGCATTGCTTTTATTAAAAAGTTTGAAAACATACAGTTCTACAATGATATTACTACTGTAGACGGTGTTGCATTTATTCCTTGGCTGGTTGGTGATGAACACAAACAGATGCGCAAAGTAAAGGCTGACTATGTAATTGGTCACTTTGAACTTCCTCACTTTTATATGAACGCTATGGTACAGATGCCTGATCACGGTGAACTTAATGCAGATGACTTTGGTCGGTGTGGCACAGTGTTTACAGGACATTTTCACAAGCGTCAAGAACGAGGCAACGTTGTATATACAGGCAATGCATTTCCACACAACTATAGCGATGCTGGAGATGATGATCGAGGACTAATGATATTGGATTGGGACGGAACAAGAGAGTTTATTGCTTGGCCCGATCAACCAAAGTATCGCACACTAAGAATTAGTCAACTACTAGAAGGTCCTGAAAAGTATCTAGGCCCTAAGACTTATGCTCGTGTTACTTTAGATGTAGACATCAGTTACGAAGAAGCAAACTTTATTAAAGAAACTTTTATGGATGAGTATCAACTGCGTGAAATGAGTTTGATCCCTGTGAAAGTTGAGGACATGGACATGCAAATCTCAGGTGAGATTAACTTTGAAAGTGTGGACACTATTGTTACCAGTCAACTGCAACAGATTGATAGCCAACAATATGACACTAACCTAATGTTAGACATTTACAGAAATTTATGAACGACTTATTAGTAACAAGATTTCCTCACGGCGGTGGCGGCAAATTTATTAGCACAGTTCTACAAACTAGTATGAAGGTGGACCATTGGAGCAATCTAATACAAACACAAAAGGAATTACAAAAGTTTGTAGAAGAAACAACTTTAATATATTGCGATAGAAGTTTTCCAGTGGATCATCATAGACATATTATAAATGAACCAATGGTGCCTTATTCCACTGATCTTTATAGTACAACCTTTAACAGAGGCAACAATGTTACTGCAGATCAATATTGGTCACAACAGGATAGCAGACTAATAAGTTGTGTGAAAAAGAAACTAATAGCAAACTTAATTTTTAATAAAAGTACACTGCCTAAATTTTGCAATGGCGCAAAGGTCTTAACTGTGTTAGTAACTAGTGAACATGAGAAATCTTGGTTAGACAAAACTCTGTACAGTAAACATTTTATAGAATCAGAAGATAGTATTATATATACGCCAAGTAGCCTGGACCATTGTAGTTTAGAGGCTGTTCCTAAACTTTTAGAATATAAACCACAGTATAAATTCCCGTTGGCAGAAAAAGAAAGTATCTTTAAACAAATGGTTAAAAACAACACAACTAAGCTACAGTATGCAAATAAAGAAAATTTTGATAACAAAAAATACCATAATATATTTTTTGATTTGAACTATTTACTGGACAGACAAAAGTTTATTGATAAAATGTCTGTGGTATTTCAAGAGTTTAACCTAGGAACATTTAATAAAAGTTTAGTCAGTAAAATGCACAATATTTGGTTAGATAGGCAAATCTAACATGCTCGTTCTTCTTACTGAAAAATATTATGACAAGTTATCCAGTGTTTACAACATTTTGGATACAATAGACTTTAAAGAATTTGACTATAATTTTGATGTGTTAAAGGATAGGCTCATTCAAATTAAACGTGAACAATATAATGTAAATGATAGGATAATAATACAGCACTTTGATACAGATTACTATGACGACAAAATACTGAGCTTTGGCTTAAATTTATATAATGTAATGACTTTAATAGCAGAACTGGATATACCTTACTTTGTAATAGTGTTTGCTACAAACAACTTTGGATTACAACAAGAAATAGACCAAATACTAAAAGATCATCCACGAGAAGACAGACCTAAAATTATAGAAACTTTTATTACAACTACGCATTACAATTCCGATTTGGTAGAAGATTTGCCTGTTAATACTCAAGAAATAAAATATGCCGGATTATCAATGATGGGAGCAAGTAGATCTCACAGATATGCTCTATATAACTATCTAAACACAAACAATCTATTAGATTGTGTTGAAGTGTCTATTAGAGGATATAAGGGATGACTATATTTTATACAGACCCACTCACAAGAGTAAATGATAAAATATTTCTTAAAAATGGCGACACTAGTCCTATCCGTCATAACGTTACCAGTGATGCTATACCCGGATCGCCAAATGATAGTAGTAGATATCAAGCAGATTTCTACAAATATTTTGGATTAGACATTGTTACTGAAACAGTGTTTGATTATCCGTATCCTTTTGTCACTGAAAAAACTATGAGACCGATTACTAGTAAAAGACCTTTTATAATTGTTGGTGCACCTAATATATTAGATCTCCTTAAGACTAAAGGTTTTAGAACTTTTAACACAATAATTGATGAGTCGTACGACTCAATCGTTGATCCCAGTGATAGATTTGATAGTGTTACAGCAAGTATAAAAAAATTTGTAACACAGCCTATAGAAAAAATTAGAGTAGACGTTGCTAGTATTTCTGACGTTCTAGAACATAACTTTAAGACATATCTCTCACTAGAAGATATTGAATTATCACAACTAACCCTGTAAAATATACATATGTTTAAAATAGATACACTTACAGTAAAAAACTTTATGAGTGTGGGTAACACCACACAAGCTATTGATTTTAATCGCAATGACCTTACACTTGTGCTAGGTGAGAACTTGGATACAGGTGGAGGTGATGCTGGCAGTAGAAATGGTACTGGTAAGACTACTATCATCAATGCGCTAAGTTACGCACTTTACGGCAATGCACTTACAAATATTCGCAAGGACAACTTGATTAACAAAACCAATGGTAAGAACATGCTTACTACAGTGGAGTTCGAAAAAGATGGACTAGCATATCGTATTGAACGTGGGCGCAAGCCCAATGTGCTAAAGTTTTACATCAACAACAGTGAACAAGAAACAGACGACAACGCACAAGGCGATAGCAGAGAAACACAAAAAGCTATTGAAGAACTGTTAGGCATGTCGCACGACATGTTCAAGCATGTGCTTGCGCTGAACACATACAGCGAACCGTTTCTAAGCATGCGCACCAACGATCAACGTGCTATCATTGAGCAGTTGTTGGGTATTACTATTCTCAGCGAAAAGGCAGAGAATCTCAAAGAGATGGTGCGTGTAACTAAGAATAAAATACAAGAAGAAGAGTTTCGTATCAAAGCGGTTGAAGATGCAAACGGTAAGATTGTAGAACAAGTTGAGGCATTAAAGCGTAGACAGCGTATGTGGCAAGAGAAAAAAGATCAGGACATTGCAAACTTTAAAACAGCAATCAATGATCTTAGCCATGTTGACATCGACGAAGAACTTAGAGCACACACTGAACTTGCAGACTGGAACACACTGAACAATGCACAAGTTCAACTACAAAAAGATATTGCTGCACTGCAAGCACAAGAGGGCAGAGCAGAGCGCGATGTTGCTAAAGCAAAGAGAGCATTAGAAGGCTGGCAAGACGGAGTGTGTCATAGTTGCAATCAAAGCATCGAACACTTGGACAGCCATAAAAAAGAGATTGAAAAAGCGGAGAAAGAATATGACGAAGCAAATAATTTCCTTGGAGAATTACAAGCAGCAATTGCAGAGCTCAGAACTCAAGAAGAAACAGTGCCAAGCAAACCACGAACTTTCTATGATAGCGCCACTGATGCACACAACCATCGTTCAAGCCTATCCACATTGGAGTCACAACTACAAAGTAAGCAAGATGAAAGTGACCCTTACACCGATCAAATAGCAGACATGGAAACTACTGCAGTGCAGGAAGTAACCTGGGACGCAATCAACGAATTTACCCGTGTACAGAATCATCAGGAGTTTTTACTTAAACTGCTTACTAACAAAGACAGTTTCATTCGCAAGCGAATTATTGATCAGAACCTCGCATACCTAAACACAAGACTAGAAGGATACTTGGGCGCAGTTGGACTACCACACACCGTGATATTCCAGAACGATCTCACAGTAGAAATACAAGAACTAGGTAGAGATTTAGACTTTGACAACTTGAGCAGAGGTGAACGCAACAGACTTATACTAAGTCTAAGTTGGGCTTTCCGTGATGTTTGGGAAAGTCTATATCAGCCTATTAACTTGTTGTTTATCGACGAACTAGTAGATAGCGGCATGGATTCAGCAGGTGTAGAAAATGCCATGGGCGTACTAAAGCGCATGAGCAGAGAGCGTAACAAAAGTGTATGGTTGGTAAGCCATAAAGATGAACTTATAGGGCGTGTAAACAATGTGCTGAAAGTCATCAAAGAAAACGGCTTTACTAGTTATGATACTGATGTGGAAATAATATGAAAGCATTAATAACAGGGACATCAAGTGGCGTTGGAGCCAATATCCACAAATTTGCAGATTGGAGTATTATAGATTTGACAAGAAAAACTGTAGATTTAGATTACCCTCAAAATATTACAGATGCACAGATTCCACATGTGGATATTATTATTAATAATGCAGGGCATGATCTCGGCGGCAAAGTACTCTTTGTAAATCATAAATTTGATCAATGGCAACGCATTTTAAACACCAATTTAGTGAGTGCAATGCGCATTACACAACTGGCATTACAAAAAAACCCTAACCTGATAGTTGTTAATATTACAAGTACAAATAATGACAAGTATTGGGGCAACGATCTTGTGTATAGTTTGAGCAAAGTTGCTCTAGAACACTTTGGAAAAATGCTTAAAATAGATCACCCTGATGTAGTAATAAAAGAAGTAAGACTTGGGCTTACTAAAACAGAATTTAATAACAATAGGTACAAAGAAAATCACAAGCCGGTTGATGATCTTTATTCAATGCCTTGTTTGGACCCTGTTTTGGTTGCAAGTAAAATTGTCGATTTTATAAACAGTCATGAAACTTTTACTAGGATAACGCCATGAAAAACACATATGGATGGCAACTATACCATTGGCATCTAGAGCCTAGTAGTAAATGCAGTTTGCGTTGTCCTAGGTGTCCCCGTACAGAAATGCCGGATACTCCATGGCTACAAAAAGAAATTAGTATTGAACAATTTAAAGCAGCGTTTCCTAGTGATTTTATCGCAGAGCATGTGCAGCGTTTTACGATGTGTGGAGACGTAGGAGATCCTATTTACTGCAAAGATTACCTAAAAATTATTGAGTATATCAAAGATATAAAGCCTACCTGTCATGTTTATACAATAACAAATGGAAGTTATAAAACACAAAGCTGGTGGCAAGAGTTTGCTAGAATTAGCAATGAATATGATACCATAAACTTTAGTGTCGATGGTTATGATCAAGAATCAAATAATTTATACAGAGTTAACAATAACTTTGAAAGTATAATGTTGGGCATGCACATCATGGGACACCAAAGCACAGCATTTGTAAATTGGGCTGCTATCTATTTTAGTTTTAATCAAAATAATTTACAAAAAATTGAAGATTTAGCTAGACAAAATGGATGCGATGCTATACAATGGACTAAGAGTACAAAATTCAATTTTAAGTACCCAGGTGCTTGGGGAGAAAAAGATACACTAGAACCAAGCAGTGAATATATAAGCAAAACAGATAGATACGAAAGACATGTGCAGCGGTTAACTAATCGTATTCAAAATATTGATCAGTATATGCGCACAAACTTACAAAAGTATCTCAATGCTAAAAAAACCAATACCCTTACTCCGCTATGTTTAGTTGGTAATAGGGGAATGTTTGTAAATGCAGAAGGCACAGTACATCCTTGCAGTTGGACTAGTTTTCCGTATGATACAATGAATTTTGAAGATAAGACTATTAAATATGAAGATAGTTTTTTCCAAAAATATAGAAACATATTGAATGTAAAAAATGGACTAACTATAGAACAAGTGTTAAATCACAATCTATGGGAAAAGTTTTTTTCCAGTATGAACACAAATACCTGGGTAGAATGTAGTCTTAAATGCAGATCAAGCATTGTAGATGAAGACTATGCTGTTGGGTATGAAACAAACTAAGGAGACATAAAATGTCACACGAACAAATTGTAGAACAATATGAAGCGTACTTAAAAGAGCATGCAGCATTTGAAACTAAAGGTGTAAAAGCCGCAGCAACTCGCGCTCGTAAAGCACTGGGCGAACTAGGTAAACTTACCAAAGCACGCCGCGCTGAGATTCAGGAAAAGAAGAACAGCATGTAATTCTGCATATATACAAAGCACATGGAACCTTGGTATTATAATGACAAAATTGTTGAAGAACTACCAGAAGGTACCGTGGGCTTCGTATATTTGATTACAAATCTAACTAACAATCGAAAATATATTGGCAAAAAACTGGCACAATTCAAAAGAACTAAACCACCCCTCAAAGGCAGAAAAAATAAAAGGCGTAGCACTGTAGAAAGTGACTGGCGCGACTATTATGGCTCATCCGACGAACTATCAGCAGACGTTGCTGAACTAGGCCCACAAAGTTTCAAACGTGAAATACTGTTCTATTGCACTAGCAAAAGTGAACTAAATTACGTTGAAGCGAGAGAACAATTCACACACAAAGTATTAGAATCCGACGAATGGTACAACGGGCACATTAGAGTGAGAGTACATCAAAAAGGTATTCTCAACAACAAACAATTAAATGGCTAGATAGTGTCACAATAGAAATAATTCAGCGTTTACGGTCTGCGCATTAAACCGTCGTCGACACAAGTAAAACCAACTTTAGGCACAAAAGATAGCGGCTCTGAGAAAAAGCAACCGCAACTGAACACACATTGCTGTTATGGTGTGTACTAGGTTCCGAGACTATTCAGTGAAGGCTGAAGTAGGGGGTTAGCGGGTTTCCGCCTCCGTGTAGTAATACAATCTTCTTATAACAGATGAGCGAGACACGCAGATGATGGCGTCTTTTTTCATGGCTTCGCCCGGCAACGGGTGAAGTATGAGTTCAACTTCGAGATGATAGCACTTCACTTCGTTCATTAAATTATATGTTCTAATAAAGAAAAAAGTGATTGAACGAAGTGAAAAGAACGAATGAGCTTCAGCTCATTCCTAAAGTATTATCTGTTTAGCTTTCTTACTGAGTTCGAAATTGTCTTCGATAACTTCATTAAAGTAAACAAAGTCACTTTGTGCCATGGCGTATAGTTCACTCATGGTTACTCCGCCTCTCATATACCAAGCAATACGAGCAACGTTCTGTTTTATCGAACGAACGTTATTGTCGTAATCCTTTAGTAGCCCCTCAATCTCGGAATTGCTTAATGCTAAGAGGCGAATGCGAAAAAATTTGCTTGGTCAAATGTGAATGGAGTATCGTAACTGTGATTGCATTCGCTGCAGTTAGTGCTAACTGTTTTTTCAGGTATTGCTTTCTGTACAGTTTCTACATGCTTGCGCAGTGCATCGTAAAACTGACGTTCTGCGCCTTTTACAAATTCATAATGATGACTAGGATCAGTGACTTCGATGCCGTCTGGTGTGATTATTTTTCTAATACTACCACTCACACCCTTGATGGTGTATTCGGTCATCTTAGAAAATATTTCATGGAATCTTGCCTGCTTGTCCTCGGTGCTTAGTTCAGAATTGTTAACCATCATTACTAATCGTTGCTGTTCAAACGTTTCTAGGTTTTGTTGGTTAATGTGTTCAAAGTTTAGAGGTTGTATATACACAGTCATACCCTTGTATTCGAACGGAGCATCATATATAGCCATGTTAACAGGCATGTCCAAAAACTGTCTTAGATCAATTTCATAATCGTCGGTGTTTTCACAACTTGGGCATTTACTACTGTAGTCCATGGTTTCACCATAACTTGCAATTCTGATACCTATGAGAATAGTGTCTAAGTCAGTAATAGGAATCATCCATGGATTTTTAATGTTAGGAATACAACTGGATACCATGCTTACAACACCAGCACCATTCATCAGTGCATCGGGTGTGTTTAAGGTGATTTCATCCTGTGTACTCATGGGCAACACCGGAAGTTCACCAGTAACTGGCATTTCCAAGCATCCTTGTGCCCAAAAAACACCATTGCTGGGTAGTTTAACATGAATACTTGCTTGTCTCATGTATTTTGACAGTGGATTTACTATTTGTTGTTGATTTTGCATCTGTGCAATTTGCTCAGGCGTCATTGAAAAGTTCTCAGGCGCATCTGCCATGTTTTTCTCCAGGTAAATACAATATAAATATGGTTGTATTATATATTTATATACGCATATAATAGGAGAAATTTTCTTTGCCTTCAGTTGATATTCCAGGTATTGGTACCGTATTTGCGGACGGATTTGCGCAAGAATCTACACTTCAGTCATTGTTGCAGGTAATGTCTCAGCAACAGTCCGGCGGTGGCAGTGACCCGACTACTGTGCTTAAAAGTCAAAGCAGTGCAGCCGGTAGAGTTATTGCTAGTTTGGGCAGCCAAGCAAAAAGTGCTGGCGACAATGTTAACGAAGGCGGCAATAGTGCGTATCAAGGATTAACACTTGCTGGTAGATCCGGTAGAACGTTTAGTGATAACATAGGCAGAGCAAGTTCTAATCTATTCCGTAGTTTTGAAACAGCCAGTACTGCACCCTTTGCTATGGCAAAAGGATTAACCGAAGCTGCAGCTAAAATGGTCGAAGACGCCGGAGGGTTTGGAAAACTAATGGCAGGCGGGGCTCTTGGTGCTGCAGTGGGCAACTTCTCTAGTAGCCTAACAGGCCTAAGTGAGGGCATGGGAACATTAGCCGGCGGCGTTTTAGGTGCAGTTGCACCTGGATTGGTTGTTGGTGGCACCGCTGCAGTAGCAGGATTTTTGTTTGATAAACTTAATGCAACCAGTGCAGCATTTGATGCAGTACAAGCAGGTGGCGCAACGCTGGGCGGAAGTTTGATAGAATTTAGAACTGCAGCACACAATGGATACTTGACCATGGGCGAGTTTACAAATGTTATGAAGAACAATGGCGAAGCAATGGCAAGTTTTGGTGGACAGACTGCAGTGGGTGCAAGAGAGTTCAGCAAAGCAAACAGAGCTCTTGCTGGCGGTGACATGGGCAGACAACTAAAACAAATGGGTTTTAGCTTTGAAGACATGGGCGGCACTACTGCAGACATGATGGAACAATTTGCACTTAGTGGTATAAGTTTTGATCAACTCGCAGTTAGAACTGGTGAAGTTGCAAAAGCATCGTTTGAACAAGCAAGACAGCAAAAAATTCTAAGTGCAATAACAGGCAGAAGTATTGAGGCACAAAAACAAGCAGAAAAAGCACAGCGTAAAGATGCACAGGTACAAGCAAGTCTTGCAAGAATGGGTCCAGAGCAGCGCAAACAAACAGAACAACTTATAAGTGCTTTTCCGCATCTTAAAGATGCTATTCTTGATCAAGTTACATTTGGCGGTGCTGTTAGTAAAGAAGCAATGATGCAGATGAGTCAGTTTCCAAATGCAGTTGCAAGTGTGCAAGGTGCTGTTGATGGTATTAAAGATGGCAGTGGAATTGCTATTGATGCGTTTACAAAACAAGCAGAAAACAGTGCAGCAATTCGCGAAGAATACTTAAATGCAGCAGACACAGTTGCTACACTGGGTAGATTTACAAGTAATGCGTTTGTTAAAAGTGCTGAAGCAATGATTGTTCCTCAACAGGAAATGATGGCAAAAGCAATAAATGACACAGTTAGCAAAGTAGTAACAGACATGCAGAGTATTGCAGCCGGAGGCGATGCTGCAACCAAAGCACTTATTGAACAGCAAAAAGCACAGCGCGAGCTTGGAATGGCACTCAGTGAAACAACTACTAAATTGTTAGCAGAAAGTGATGGATTAATATCTAGTGTCACAACACTGACCAAAGGTGCAACATTCTTAGTTGACCAAGTTAACCAAAATATTGGTGCGGGCACAAATACAAGACCGCCAGGACAAACCAGAAATGGTAATACAAGTGCACCTAGTACATCTACTGCGGCTACAGTTGGGCCTAGTGCAATGGACAGTGAAGATGGTAGCGGATTTGAAACTCCTACTAATACAAGTGCCGCAACAACACAAAGCAGTGGTGCTCCTGGTGCTGGATTGCCAGTAGACATGACAGCAACTAACAGTATACTTTCAGATATGCTAAAGCAGCAAAAAGAAGCAACAAAACAATTACAAAACATTGCAGTGCAGTAAATCTATTAGGTAAATACACAATAAGGTAGTATAATAAGTTATGAGCTGGAAAAAACACTTCACATTAGTAAAGGACACTAGTCCTTTTACAAACGCAAACAAGGGCGGCACCGACGGCACCAAGTACAGTCACTATGCTAGTCACTTGCCAGAAGTTTATAGTGGTCATCCTAATCGTACTGAACGTTATAGTCAGTATGAGACCATGGATATTGACAGTGAGATCAATGCTGCGCTGGATATCCTTGCTGAGTTTTGTACACAAACAAACACAGAAAACGGCACAGGCTTTGACATTCACTTTCACGAAACGCCAACTGAGAGTGAAATTGACATTATTAAAAAACAGCTTGTCAACTGGAACAACCTCAACGACTTTGACAAGCGATTGTTTAAGATTTTCCGCAATACACTAAAGTATGGCGATCAAGTATTCGTCAGAGATCCAGAAACATTCCAGCTATATTGGAGTGAAATGAACAAAGTTACCAAGATCATTGTAAACGAAAGTGAAGGTAAGAAGCCTGAACAGTATGTTATCAAAGACATCAATCCCAACTTTGAAAATCTTACAGTCACAGCAAGCACATTCAGTGACCATGGCAATCAAGGTGATCTCTACAAGAACAGAGGATATATTCAGCCTAGTAACTTATATGATGGCAGTGGCGGAAGCAGTGCGCAAGGTCGTTTTGATCGTGCGCTAAACGAAAAAGCAATTGAAGCAGAGCATGTTGTACATGCTAGTTTGACAGAGGGACTTGATCCTAACTGGCCCTTTGGTAATAGTATCCTAGAACAAGTGTTTAAAGTATACAAGCAAAAAGAACTGCTTGAAGATGCTATTATTATCTACCGTATTCAACGTGCTCCTGAGCGCAGAGTATTCTATATTGATGTAGGAAACATGCCAAGTCATATGGCTATGAGCTTTGTTGAGCGTGTGAAAAACGAAATTCATCAGCGTCGTATTCCAAGTAAAACTGGCGGCGGCACTAACATTATGGATACAACATACAATCCACTATCAACCAACGAAGACTACTTCTTCCCACAAACAGCGGAAGGCAGAGGCAGTAAAGTTGATACACTACCAGGTGGCACAAACCTTGGTGAGATTGATGACTTGAAATTCTTTACTAACAAACTGTTCCGTGGCTTGCGTATACCTAGCAGTTATTTGCCAACTGGATTTGAAGACAGTCCAGCAGCATACAATGACGGTCGTGTTGGTACAGCAATGATTCAAGAAAAGCGTTTTAACGAATACTGCATGAGACTACAGCGTCTTATTGCTGCTACATTTGACAGAGAATTTAAAATGTTCTTGAAGTGGCGCGGTGTTGAGATTGACAACAGTACATTTGAACTACGCTTTAATGAGCCGCAAAACTTTGCTAGTTACCGCGAAACTGAAATGGACAGTGCAAGAATTAACACATTCCAAGCACTTGAAGGTTATCCATATATGAGCAAGCGTTTCCTTATGCAGCGTTACTTGGGCATGACAGAAGAAGAAATGGCTGAGAACAACAAACTATGGCGTGAAGAAAATGCTGATATTAGTGTTGAAAGTGAACTACCTAGCATGCGCAGTGTTGGTGTTACTACAGGCGGCATCCAAGCAGACATGGATGCGTTTGAAGTGCCTAGCGAAGAACCAGCAGCAGAAGCGCCAGGCGGCGGTGAAGAAGGCGGTGCAGGCGAAGCAGGTGCAACTGGCAATGAAAGTCCACTTACACAAGCAGGTCCAGCAGCAACGCCAGAAGCATAAATATTATCATGTTATTATTTGAACTAGACGCAAAAAAGCAAGAAGAAGATAAGCAGTATCAGGATAGCAGTGCTGCTATGAAAACTGATACCCGCAAAACTCGTTTGACACTAGAACAGTTGAGTAAACTGCGTAAACTTAGTGATCTTAAAGCAGCAGAGTATCAAGAGTCTATCAAAGAGATTCGCAAGCAATTTGCACCTGCACCAGCAGCATAATCCTAAAAAAATCCTATAGTCTACTTTTTGGTTCAAAAAGTACGCATTTTATCCTTTAAAACTCCTTATTACTAAATAAAACTACAAATGCCTTATGAATATAGGAGTTATACAAATGACAAACAAATTTGAGCAATTGATTGAACTGTTTATCGCAGAAGATGAGCAGGGCGCAAAAGATTTGTTCCATGAGATCGTGGTTGAAAAATCACGTGACATCTATGAGAGTCTCACAGATGAGGATCAAGTTGAAGAAACTGCAGAAGTAGATGAAGATGCAGTTGAAGAAGCAGAAGAAATTGAAGAGTCAGACTTTGATGAAGCAGAGCTAGGTGGCGATGCAGCAGACGATATGATCGACGACATCGAAGCAGACGAAGAAGGTCTTTCAATGGAAGATGATGATGCGGACGAAGAAATTGAAGACCGCGTTGTTGACCTAGAAGACGCACTTGACGAATTGAAAGCAGAATTTGAAGCACTAATGGGTGCAGACGATGCTGCTGACGACGACGCAATGGACATGGAGCCAGAAATGGACATGGACATGGGCGACGAAGAAGGTGATGAAGACGAAGGTGAAGAAGAAGAGGCAGATGAGTCTTTTGTTCGTGAATACACTGAGAAAGCTCCTGCACCAGTAACTAGCGAAGAAGGTGATGGATCATCAGGTCCAGTAGCTGGCAAAAACGACATGGGCGGCAAAGCAGTCGATCCAACCGGCGAAGAAAAAGGCGGTGCTACACCAAAATCAACAGTACAAACTGACGCACACGACACACGTGGCGCAACAATGAGTAAAGCATAATTTCTATGTTATACTTGAGAGAAAACCTAACGTTTAAAGATGCAAATGTTGTTTATGAAGCAACAGAGAATTCTAATGGCGGCAAGGATCTCTACATGAAAGGCATTTGTATCCAGGGCGGGGTAGAAAACGCAAACAAGCGTGTTTACCCTGTCTCTGAGATTACCAATGCTGTAACAACCATCAACGAGCAAATTAAAGAAGGCAACAGCGTTCTTGGCGAAGTTGACCATCCAGATGATCTAAAAATTAACCTCGATCGAGTATCACATATGATTGAAAGTATGTGGATGGATGGACCTAACGGATATGGTAAATTGAAGATTCTTGAAACACCTATGGGTCAACTTGTGAAAACAATGATTCAAGGTGGAGTAAAATTAGGAGTTAGTAGCAGAGGCAGTGGAAACGTAAATGAATCCAGTGGTCAAGTTGCTGATTTTGAAATTGTCACAGTTGACGTTGTGGCACAACCCAGTGCACCAAATGCATATCCAGTAGCGATTTACGAAGGACTACTTAATATGCGTGGGGGGCATAAAGTGCTTGACATGGCTCGCGAAGCAAGCGGCGATGCTAAAGTACAAAAATACCTGAAAGAGGAAATGATTCGTCTTATCAGGGATCTAAAGATCTAGGAGATCAAAATGCTAGATGCTATCAAACCACTTTTGGATAGCGACCTTGTAAATGAGGAAACTCGCTCTGCTATTGCTGAACAATGGGAAGCAAAGATGAACGAAACTCGTACACAGGTTACTGCAGAACTTCGCGAGGAGTTTGCAAAACGCTATGAGCATGATAAATCTACTATGGTTGAAGCCTTAGATCGTATGGTTACAGAAGGTCTTACTACAGAGCTAGAGCAAATCGCTGAAGAGCGTAAGCAAATCTCTGAAGACCGTGCTAAGTTTGTTGCAAAAATGCAAGAATCTGCAGGCACTTTTGACCAGTTTTTAGTTAAAACACTTAGTGAAGAAATTAAGGAACTAAAGTCTGAAAGAATTCAACAGCAAGAATTGATTGGCAAACTCGAAGAGTTTGTTACATCACAACTTTCTGAAGAGATCACAGACTTCCAAAAAGATCGTCAAGATGTTGTAGAAACTAAAGTTAGACTAGTTAAAGAAGCTCGTGAGCAGTTTGCTTCTCTTAAAGAGAAGTTTGTTAAGCACACAAGCAAGGCTGTTAATGAAGCAGTAACCAGCTATCTAAAAGGTGAAATGACTCAACTTAAAGAAGATATTCAAATCGCAAAAGAAAATACTTTCGGACGTAAACTATTCGAAACTTTTGCTACAGAGTTTTCAGCAAGTCACTTAAATGAAAATCAAAAGATCAAAGAACTAGAAGCAGCAGTACAAAGTGCCGCTGAAGAA